GGCGAATTCAAGGACGTGGAAGAAAAATTCCAAGGAACTGAAAAACACACGTATTACCAGCGTGAGGTCTTTGAGAATCCCGATCGTAGAACTGATTTCGAATCAAATGAATACGGAATCACATGCTTTGACTTTTCTAAGCCAAAAGCGTTCGAAGATATAGGGAAAAATATCACACTAGGGGCCATCATATGGGGGTTAATACCCGGTGGTTCTAAGTGAAATTATGTATGATTCTCTTTCTAGCTAAGTCTAACTTAGCTATTGCTATGCACCTAAATTAGGCGCTTCAAAAATTTGAACACTCTGATCGAGTGGCTCATCAATCCATTAAAGGACTTATTATGATCAAAAGAGAAAACTTACAAACTGGTACAAAATATTCGAACGCATTAGGAGAATCAGCATTTGTTGGCTCTCGTATTGAAGGTAAACAACGTGTTACTACCTTTACTATTGAAGTTCCTTACGAGGACACTATCACCGGTGAAATTTTCATGGTGAAATCGACCTCTAAAATATCTGTACCCGTGAATTCATTGCCTGGCGATTACGCTGCATCACACGAAAGATGTGAAGCATATAGAGCGCAAGAACTACCAACAGCTGCTGCAAGAGCAGAATTGGCTGCCGGAGCAATTGAATGGACTATCGACGACATCGCTGCCGCTTAACAAGTTGTTAACATGGACGCTATATGGTTGTTTCTAACATCCAATTTCGATAGTTTAATTTGTGTTACAAAAGAACTGTTAAAAGTTCTGTTTTCAGTATAAGCTGATTCAAAAGTTATGTATATTGTATATAACTGGGGCAACACCCCTCAAAATCCAAAGGATATGATATGGCAACACAAAACAATAACAAGGGAAGAAGAAACTCAAATCCAAAAGTGGATAAAGAGCCAAAAGCAGCAAAAGGCAAAAAGCCAAAAGCCGCTCCAACTTCGAACCCAGAAAAGACAGCTAAGCAAAAGAACGCAGGACAAAATAAACCTGCTAGATCTAAAGCTGCCGCCACCACTAAAGCGCAGAAATTCCCTAGAGCGATTGCTCTCGGTGGGCATTTATCCAGTCTCTGGAATGTACCCAATCGTTATAAAAACGATGATTTTATTATTGATTCTATCACTGGTGTTAAAACCAATGATTTATCTGTATGGTCTTCTTTAAATATCCAATATTATCGGATAGTGACCAATCTACCTACCAAAATTAAGTCAGGAACTCCTTTACAGAGCGATGACGATGGGATCAAAGTATTTAAAAGTACTCAGATTGAGCCAGTTTATGGTGATAGGTATGTTGCTTTAGTGAAATCTAAAATAGGCGAGGTTTTTGAGAATTTCCCTTATGCACAAGTTCGTGCAGAAATGGATGATCCAGACAGAAGGCCCATTATAACAAATGGGTCCTCTTCACCGGCAGCCTTGGCTCCGGCGATAGTTGGACATGATAACAATTCTCAACTTATTGCTGCAATGGCCTTAGGTCGGAAGATCTTTAAATCCGACTTTAGTATGGCCAATGTATTATACGGATTGGCAGATGGAAAATTAACATCTGTACCTAAAAATTATAGGGTCAAGCGATGGATTACCATTGCTTCCAGAACCTTAACTGATAAACAGTACGGCCCTTCCGTTGCTTTAAGAGATTGGGTAACACTACGCTCTAGAAATGTAAATCACATTATCCAGTTCGATGATCAGTCTGTGCAACATTCCATGCTTACGTATGGTAATGCTACGATTGACCTAAGTAGTGCATCCGATCGCGTCTATAGAAGTCTGTTAGAAAAGATTTGGCCTGAGTTCTTAGAGTGGTTTGGAGATATACTTCCTACC